GTCCTCAGGAAAGGCGAAGGAAAAGATATCGCAACCTTGTACGACATCGCTGATGATATTGGCGGGCAGAACTACACATTGAAACATTTGAACGAAAGAGTTACAATTTACAATGAGGAGAATTTTAAGTATGAGGTTATAAGAGTAAACCTTAGAGCAAGTTAATATGGAAGAAGAGTTTTATGCAACTATTAAATTAATATCAGGAGAAGAAATAGTATCCAAAGTTTGTTTTCTTTCAGAAGAAAATAAATTAATGTTGGAAAAACCTCTAGTTGTAGAAAATGCTAAACAAAGAAAAGGATCACTAGAAGTATCTGGTTTTGCTTTGAAAGAATGGATCTCTGCTACTTTTGATGATATGTTTATTATCAACAAAGATCATGTTTTAACAATGACTGAAGTAGAAGGAGAAATAGCAGAGTTCTACGAAAAAACCCTCAACCGATTAGAGAGTGGAAAGTCTCTAGCAGGAAGAGGGAATAAGATCCCTAGAGGATCTGGATATCTAGGTTCTGTAAAAGAGATGAAAAAAACTTTAGAAGATCTATTTAATAAAAGCTAAAAGCTACAACTTCTCTTGAACCCTGACAGAGTTATCCTACTGAGGTTCTGAGGATTTGTCAACCCCCTTTGACAATTCCATGACACAGTGGTATACTTGATACATGAATAAGTGAGTTAAACCGTGGCATACACAGTAATGGCAAAAAGAAAGCAAACAGAATACTATGTGAACAATAAGGAATTCCTTGCTGCCATCACTGAGTATAGAGAAAAAGTACACAGAGCAAAAGAACTAGGTAAACCACGTCCTCGTGTTACAAACTACCTAGGAGAATGTTTTCTAAAGATTGCCACGCACTTATCTTATAAACCAAACTTTGTCAACTACATGTTCCGTGAGGACATGATCTGTGACGGCATTGAGAACTGTCTACAATACATTGACAACTTTGATCCAGAAAAATCAAAGAACCCGTTTGCTTACTTCACACAAATCATCTACTACGCTTTCCTCCGCCGCATCCAGAAAGAAAAGAAGCAACTAGAGATCAAAGGTAAGATCCTAGAGCGTTCTGGATATGATGAAGTCATGCACACGGACTCATATGACGGTAGTATGTCTGGTATGAATGCTTCCTACTCAGATATGGGTAGCATCAAAGAAAATATTGAAACAAGAATGAATCGATGAGTGAACACCCTGAAATTGCTGAACATGAATGGTACACAACCCCATATGGAGATTTCCGAATTGAACAAAGACGCTTTGGAACGTGGACTAGCTATAGTAAGGATGGCACGGCACTCATCACAGGCGGTACGCGGGAAGCTGTCCTTCTCGGAACGGGATTCCACCTGGAAGGTGTCGCTACTAACTGGGCAAACTGTAGAACATCCAAAACATTCGATGGAGTAGTTGGAGGTAAATTGTGAAGATTGCGATTATAACCGACCAGCACCTTGACGGTCGTAAAGGATCTTTAGCTTTCTGGAATTATTTTCAAAAGTTCTATGATGATGTATTTTTTCCAACGCTTGAGAAAGAAGGTGTCAGGGTCGTCTTTGATCTGGGCGACACATTTGATAATCGAAAGTCTATGGACTTTAATACTTTTCACCGTGTGCGTGAAAATTATTTCGAGAGGCTAAAAGACTACGAAGTTCATATGCTGCTGGGTAACCACTGTACATATTACAAGAATACTAATCGTATTAACTCACCTGAACTTCTTCTAGATCAATACGCAAACATCAAGATCTATTCTGAACCGAAAGAAATCTTGATGGGCAAGAAAGTATTCCTGATGCTTCCTTGGATTAACAAAGAAAACCAGGAAGATGTCTTTCGTAGACTAGAAACTAGTGAAGCAGATATCTGCTGTGGTCACCTAGAACTCACTGGGTTTGAAGTGACTCCTGGCATGAAGATGGATCACGGCATGGATCCCAAACTGTTCCACCGCTTCAAGCGTGTGTGGTCTGGACATTTTCATCACAAGTCGAAGAATGGCAACATTCAATACTTAGGTAACCCTTACCAGATGTTCTGGAATGACTATAAAGACACTCGCGGATTCCATATCTACGATACTGAAAGTGATAGACTTAAGTTTATCAAGAATCCCTACGACATCTTCGACAAAATCTTCTATGACGACACCAGTCTGGACTACAACAAACAAGATGTGTCTGATTATAAGGACAAGTTCATCAAGATTGTTGTCAACGAAAAACGAGACTACCAAATGTTTGAAACATTGGTTGATCGTCTTTACAACGTAGGTGCTCATGATGTTAAAATTGTTGAGACACTGGTTGATGTAGAGCAAGAAGATCTTGAAGTTTCTACTAAAGATACTTTGACTTTACTTAATGAATATATTGATGAAGTAGAGATGTCTGTAAGCAAATCTGATTTGAAAAATCTGATGAGATCTCTATATATTGAAAGTTGTGAAGTCGTCTGACATGTATATCGTAACGTTAGAGGATCATCCAGATGGAGTTTACTCTATTTTTGATGACGAAGATGATAGAGTAATTCCAATTTTTCAAGAAGAAGATGATGCCGATCGTTATCTTATGATGTTAGAGGATGATGAAGATTATCCTCCCATGCAGATAGTTGAGGTAGAAGATCATGTTATAATTACAGCATGTCAAGAACGAGGACATAAGTTCTCTATCATTACACCTGACGATTTTTTGATACCACCTGACGATCCCGAAGAATGATTATTTTTAAAAAAATCCGTTGGAAAAATTTTCTTTCTACGGGTAATGTGTTTAGTGAAGTAGATCTACAAGGAGCAAGAACGAATCTTATTATTGGTAGCAATGGTGCAGGTAAGAGTACCATCCTAGATGCTCTTACCTTTTCTCTGTTTGGGAAACCTTTTCGTAAGATTAATAAACCGATGCTGGTAAACAGTATCAACGAAAAAGATTGTCGTGTAGAGATCGAATTTTCTATTGGTAAAAAAGAATACAAAGTAATCCGTGGTATCAAACCTAATGTGTTTGAGATCTATTGTAATGGTCAGTTGTGGAATCAAGAGAGCACTCTGGTAGAACAACAAAAGAACTTTGAACAAAGTGTTCTAAAGATGAACTACAAATCTTTTACTCAGATTGTAGTTCTTGGATCTTCTACATTCGTTCCGTTCATGAGACTTCCAGTTTCTCAACGAAGAGAAATTATCGAAGACATCCTCGACATTCAAATCTTTTCGATGATGAATATTCTACTTAAGGATAAAGTCAGAGAAAACAATGATGAGATTAAAAAACTTGATTACGAACTTCATCTCATAGAAGAAAAAATTGAACTCCAGAAAAAATATATGTTTGAACTGGAGAAGAAAACCAAAGAAGAGATCAATCGTAAAGAGAATAAAATTTCCGAATTGTTAGAGAATGAAAACGAATACCATAATGAAGTTGCGCGTCTGACTTCTGAAGTACAAAAACATTCTGAAGAAATGAAAGAGGTGTCTAACAGTACATCAAAACTGAAGAAGTTAAACACTTTTCTTTTTAAAATACACTCTAAGATAAAAACTTGTCAACAAGAACACGATTTCTTTGAGAAAAATCATGTCTGTCCTACGTGTACGCAGGATTTAGATGAAGATTTTAGGCAAGAAAAGATTACTGAGGGTGTTAATCAGTTAAATAAAATGAATACTGGCGTCGAAGATCTTCTTTTAGAAATAGGAAAAGAAGAAGAACGCGAGCATAAGTTTACTAAATTATCTGATCAGGTCATGCAATTAAACGCATCGATCAGTCAGTCTAATTTCCAGATCACTTCTATTAAGAAAAGTATTTCTGACATTGAGAGTGAGATCAAGGAACTTGAAAGTAGTAATCCTGACAAGAAAGCAGAGTTCGTTAAACTCGAAGGTCTTGTTAAGAATAAAAAAGAAACTAGTGGAACTCTAGCAGACAATAAGAAAGACCGTGATACACTGTTGGTGGCATCGCAGTTGTTGAAAGACAACGGGATCAAGACTAGGATCATTAAGACCTATCTCCCAGCGATGAACCAACTCATCAATCAGTATCTTCAGAGTATGGATTTTTATGTCAACTTTACTTTGAATGAGAACTTTGAAGAGATAATCAAATCTAGATACCGTGATGTCTTTTCTTATGATAGTTTCAGTGAAGGAGAAAAATCTCGTATTGATATCGCTCTTTTGCTTACTTGGCGTTCTATCGCTAAGCTTAAGAATTCTGTGGATACTAACCTCTTGATACTAGATGAAATCTTTGATAGTTCGCTAGATCAACAAGGTGGGTCTGACCTTGGTTGGATTCTCCGTAACTTTGATGATAAAACAAATGTTTATGTAATCAGTCATAGAGAACAGTTGGAAGGAAAATTTGATCGAACACTCACTGCGGTGAAGGAGAAGAACTTCTCTGTCATCCAGGAGACAGTTTCGGAACTGGACTAGAGGTGCCTTCGGGCACCTCTTTTTTTGTATATACTATTGGCATCAACGCAAGAGACACATGCTGACGCAAGAGATCAAAGGCAACCTGGCACGACTGCTCGCTACTGAGAACCTTATCGTAGAGCACCGTAAGGTCTCCACAGCATCCTTTGACGTTGACCGCCGTGTCCTTACTTTACCAAACTGGGACCGTGCTTCGAGTGTCGTCTATGACATGCTCGTAGGTCATGAAGTCGGACATGCTCTCTTTACTCCTAATGAAGACTGGCGTGAAATGCATGATTGTCCCAAGGACTTTGTGAACGTCATTGAGGATGCTCGTATTGAGAAACTGATGAAGCGCAAGTATCCTGGTCTGCGTAAGTCTTTTGCTGGTGGGTATCAAGAACTGAATAATCAAGATTTCTTTGGTATTCTTGACGAAGATCTTGGCAAACTGAGTCTGATTGACCGTATCAACCTTCACTTCAAGATTGGTGCTAGTGCCATGATCCCTTTCTCTGTTGAGGAGCAAGTGTTCGTCGCTCGCACTGATGTTGCTGAGACTTTTGAAGAAGTATGTCAGATTGCTGTTGATGTGTATGAGTTTTCTAAACAAGAAAACGTTGTAGAAGAAACACCTGACTTTGAAGTAAAGCAGCAGTCTGAGGATGGAAACGAAAGTAACGATGTCGAACAATTTGGGCAGCAACCTTCTGACAATATGGAAGGTCACTCTGAACCTGGCGAAGCTCAGCAAGAATTTGATGATGAAATGGAAGACGATGACTTTGTAGATGGTTCTACTGGTGGTGAAACTTCTGAGACTCAACGTTCTTTTAATAGTGCTGCTGAAAAACTGACGGATCGTTTTTCTAGCAATCCTGTTTATGTTGAAATTCCTGATACCGTAGAACTTTCTGATTACATTGCTGACTGGACTGAAGTCCATGACTGGATTGATGAGTATCGTGGCAACTTCCTTGCTGGCACTGATTGCTCTGATTGTTATGATGATGTAGATAAATCTTACAGGGAGTTTCGTAAGCAATCTCAGAAGGAGGTTAATTATCTTGTTAAAGAGTTTGAGTGCCGTAAGTCTGCTGACGCTTACGCTCGTGCAGGTCAATCTAAGACTGGTGTGCTTGATACTGCTAAGCTACACACTTACAAGTACAATGAAGACATCTTCAAGAAAATAACTGTGTTGCCTGATGGCAAGAATCATGGTCTGCTGTTTCTTCTTGATTGGTCTGGATCCATGTGTCATGAGATTTTGGCAACGGTAAAGCAAGTTCTTAACTTGACTGCTTTCTGTAGGAAAGTTCAGATTCCTTTTGAAGTCTATGCTTTTACTAATGAGTGGTATGCTGTTCGCCGTACCAAGGAAGGTAAGGATGAATATCTCTCTAATGATGAATACTTCGCTAGTAAGAAATGTGAGGAAGGCAAAATCTTTCTACAGAAAGATATGTTCCACCTGATGAACTTTGTTTCTTCTCGTTCTAACTCTAAAGATTATGAGCGTCAGTGTCTAAATCTTTATCGTGAAGCATATGCTTTTACTTATCATGTAAGTTATTCTACTACTTTTGGTTGTGGTCTTTCTGGCACCCCTTTGAATGAAGGTATTGTTATGATGAACTATATCATTCCAGAGTTTAAGAAAAAGAATGATCTTCAGAAAGTCAATGTTTGTATTCTGACTGATGGTGAAGGATGTAATAGTTCTTATGGTCGTAAGTATTATAACGATCATAAAGATGAGTATTATATTCGTCCTCGTCGTTTGGATTATTCTACTATTCTTCGTGATCGTCAAACGGGTAGAGTTTATTCGATGACTGGTAGTGTTGGTGAGATGACTAACACTTTCATTCAGCAATTACGCGATCGTAATGCTGGTGTAAATGTGCTTGGTTTCCGTATCATGGGTGGCAGTGGTTTGTCCAGTTTTGTTTCTACATATGCTGATCTTACTCACTATGATAAAGTTCAAAAGCAGTGGAAGAAAGAGAAGTCTGCCATCATTCCTTTTCCTAAAAGCTATACTGCCCTTTATGTTCTTAGCAATACTAATATCGATGTAGATACTGAACTTGATGTGGAGTCTGGTGCTAAAAAAGGAGAGATCTCCAAAGCATTCAAGAAGATGCTCAAAGGTAAATCTGCAAACAAGAAACTGCTCAGTTCTTTCATTGAGTATGTCGCCTGACAAACCGTCCACCAGGGGTCACTGAGACCCACTCCTGCTCTATACTTACTTCATACGCAACCAACCAATGCCTGCCAAGTCTGACCTGACCACTTCCCAACTCACTTCTTTTCTCTCTGATACTTACGGCAACGACATCAATGCTGAGCATGTTCGTGGTGCCTGTGATCACTTTGGTGTTACTTATCCTACTGCTGTCAAGCGTCTGCGTGACTTCTATGTCAAGCGTGGCACTTGGAACCTGACTGTTGCTGAGAAATTGGAGCAGACCTATCAAGCTCCTGCTGCTGTTCCTGCTGTTATGGAAGCAGTTGAACAGAACCTGATCCCCAGCAAGGATGAGAACTATGTGCCTTTCGGTAATTTCTCTGACGTAAAGAAGATCATCCAGTCTCGTATTTTCTACCCGACTTTCATCACTGGTATGTCAGGTAATGGTAAAACTTTCTCTGTTGAGCAGGCATGTGCCTCTCTAAATAGGGAGTTGATCCGTGTGAACATTACCATTGAAACCGACGAGGATGATCTTATTGGTGGTTTCCGTTTGGTTGACGGCAACACTGTTTGGCATAATGGTCCAGTCATCGAAGCTCTGGAGCGGGGAGCTGTGCTGCTTCTAGATGAAGTGGATCTTGCTTCTAATAAGATCTTGTGTCTGCAATCTGTTTTGGAAGGAAAGGGTGTTTTCCTGAAGAAGACTGGTCGCTATGTCCAACCTGCTCCTGGTTTCAACGTCATCGCTACTGCCAACACCAAGGGTAAGGGTTCTGATGACGGTCGCTTTATCGGCACCAACGTTCTGAATGAAGCATTCCTTGAGCGTTTTGCTCTCACCTTCGAGCAGGAGTATCCCACTCCTGCTGTTGAGAGCAAGATCCTTGTTCGTGTTGCTGCCTCTGTTGGCAAGCACGATGAAGAGTTCTGTACCAATCTTGCCAACTGGGCAGACATTATCCGCCGTACTTTCAAGGATGGTGGTATCGACGAGGTGATCTCTACCCGTCGTCTGGTTCACATCATGCGAGCATATGCCATTTGGAATGATCGCATGAAGGCGATCAAAGTTTGTGTGAACCGTTTCGATGATGAGACCAAGCAGTCGTTCGTCGAATTGTATGATAAAATTGATGCTGATGTTTCTACGGAGGAAGAAGATGCCGAACCTAATGACTGATAAGTTTCACGGTTATGTCAATCATCTTGCTATTCTTGACAGTGGCAAGACTGTTCGGATCTTAGGTGGCGAAGGTCTGAAGTTGTTTGTCAAAGACCTTGACGGCAACGTTGAAGAATGCTACCATGATAATCTACGCCTAATCTGGAATCGTTGAATGGCAAACAAATATAATGAAGATGCTCTACTACAAGAGCTACGTGATTACATCACTGGAACTTATGGACAACATTACTCTGCTGGTAATGACAGCATCCAAACGTTAGACTTAATTGAAGCATGTGGAGACGCTGAGGCATTTTGCCGAAGCAACATCCTCAAGTATGCTTCTCGCTACGATAAGAAGGGAACTGCTCGTCGGGACATTATCAAGATCCTGCATTATGCTTTGCTTCTTCTTCACTTCTCTGACAAGACCGCCATTACTGAAACCTACAATCAATGAGCAAAGTTATCCTATCCAAAAAAACACTTGATGTCCTCAAAAACTTTTCCACAATCAATTCCTCCATCGTATTCCGAAAGGGAAGCACAGTACGCACTATCAGCAATGCGGAAAACATACTCGCAAAGTTTACTGGCGAAGAAGTCTTTCCTACTGACTTCGCAATTTATGATCTCAGTCAGTTTCTTAGCGGTATCTCTCTGTTTAACGATCCTCAGCTCGAGTTCACCTCTAACGATTTCGTTAGCATTCGTGGGGGGCGCACTTCTGCAAAATACTATTTCTCGGATCCTGAGATTACGCTGAAGAGTGCTCCAGAAAAGAATGTAAACTTTCCTGGTGCTGATATTCAATTCAATTTGACTGGAGAAGAACTTCTTCAACTTCAAAAAGCATCTGCTGTTTACGGTCTTCCCGACCTTACTTTTCAGTCCGAAGGTGGACTAGATACTATCAAACTTATCCTAAGGGACAAGGAAAATGATACCAGCAATACTTACGATCTCTCCGTGGCAGGCACTGCTACTGACTCCTTTGCTCTTGATCTCAAGATTGAAAACATTCGTCTCCTTCCTGGTGACTATACTGTCAAAGTCTCCAAGCACCTTATCTCAGAGTGGACTAACACTAACGTTGACCTCACTTATTACATCGCACTGGAACCTTGAAGCACATCCTTTTTACCTTAAAGGGTTGTACGAAAGATCTTCTTAATGATGAAGATTTCGTTAGGGATATCGTTTACACGTCATCTAAAAAGTGTCAGTCAACTCTGCTGGCACTTCACTCTCACAAGTTTGATCCTCAGGGTGTAACTTGTGTTGCTATGCTTGCTGAGTCTCATATCAGTATTCACACTTGGCCTGAGAAAGGAATGGCAGTATGTGATATCTTTACATGTGGTGAACATACTAAAGCTAAGAAAGGTGTTGAGTATATGAAGATGATGTTTAATGCCACTGATATCATTAGTAAATCATTTAAGAGACCTTTGGAATGATTGAAGTTTATGATAATTTTTTACCACAACAATACTTTAATTACCTGAGGGATTTACTTACATCATCTACTTTTCCTTGGAATTTTTTTCCTAATATTACTTCACTGGGAGATTGTCTAGACGATACAAATTCTTATGGATTCAGTTATACAATCTTTAATTCTATACAAAAATATGGAATCCAAGAAACTAAAGAGTCATGGATAACTTTACCCGCTTTGTTCTCTATACAAGAAAAAGTAAAATGTAAAACTATTGTTCGGGCTAGGTATGATTTAACTACATACAATTCTTCTAATTACAGACATCCATATCATATTGATATGAATTATCATGAGTTTGTTTCAGCAATTCTTTATATGAATGAGACTGATGGCAATACTTTGATCTACGATAAGAAGGTTGTAAATGCTGATGATATTGATCATACGAAGGAGTATGATATCAAGGAGTCTATTGACCCAGTGCCGAATCGTCTGTTAGTATTTGATGGACACTATGTTCACACAGGACATTCTCCCTCAAAACACAAGAGTCGCATTCTTTTGAATTCTGTTTACATTAATTGATTATGAGCAAAGAGTTTCTTTGGGTTGAGAAGTATCGCCCAAGCATTGTCGAAGACTGCATTCTTCCTGATAGCATCAAGGAAGTCTTTCAGGGTTTCGTCAACCAGGGGGAACTGCCTAACCTGTTGCTGAGTGGCACTGCAGGTGTGGGCAAGACTACCATCGCTAAGGCGCTGTGTGAGGAGATTGGTGCCTCTTACATCGTGATTAATGGATCCGATGAGGGACGCTT